GTGTTGGTTTTCGTACCTGTCGTACTCCATACCAAACAAGGCGTTGAGACCTGGTTCCAACTCTTTCGCTAGTTGTGCGCGAGATATAGCCATAAGTCAGTCTCCTTATACGCCAGTCGTTGAAACAGTACCACCTGCAATAGCACCATTCGGTGAATTGAAGGAGTTGTTTAAACGAACGATTACAGGGATGCCAGCCGCAGCGAAGTCTGAGTTTTCAGGGTCATCTTGGAAACCCATGATTCTCAAGTTCAAATTAGCGGTGGTGTTAATTGTGCTGACACCCAACTTAGCAGAAGAAATACCTGTGGTTGTTGAACCAGAAGCACCGTCTGCGAAGTTAGCATTAGCAAACACATTTCCTTGTGCAGATGATGCGCTAGTTAGCGTAGCGTCTGAACAAATCACAAATGATTGTAATGGATTGTCGTACACAAAACCTTTGACGGGAAAATTAGAATCCGCGCCAGATCCAGGCCAGTAGTTAGAAAAAACTTTCTCACCAGTGGTAGACGAAACGTATTCCGCTCCAGCAAACACACCTACGAGACCTACAGTTCCACCAGCAGCCGCGCCAACAATATCAATAAAGCCTGTTGACAGCGGTATTACGGGTGAACCTTGGTAAATCGCGTTTGTGTTACCGGAAGCAATACGATACTCGGTCGCACCTGTGGTGTTGTAGCCCTGACCGACTACACCAATCGGACGGAGTCCGAATGCAACGTTAGTATTTGCCATATTAGCAATCCTTTAAGTTAATTGGAGTCGCGTTCACGACCTCCAAAAGTTACACGACTTTGCCGATTATTCTGAATCGGCATTGAAGGATGTTGCTCCTTCATAAGGTCCTGATCTACAGCAGTCATCTGTTCGCGGGTTCTGCCCCCGTAATATGCAGTTCGTTCTTCCACTGTTTCAACAGGTATACGGCACAGCATCAGACCACCTTGACCAATCACACCTTCGTAACGACCTTCGTCGATAGTGGGTGCTTCATAGTCTGGATACTCATCTTTACGGACAGGTTCCCATCCTTCACGCAGCTTGGAGTTGACGTTCATTTTGTCTTCCTCACCACGCATTGCGACTCGAATCCAACGATGCACATAACCCGGAGGGGCTTCTGGTGCTTCTAGGTGACTGGGCGGTGCCCATGGTTTTCTGCGAGAGTCTGCCTCTCGTGTGGTAGTTTTTCTTGGTGTTCTATCTGCCATAAGCTTAATCCTTCACATATTTAGCGTATTCTTCTAGCGGTACGTTTAAACGTTTCGCCATCGCAATTTGTGATGGTGATAGTTTCACCGACCTGCGCCCCTGTTTTGCCGTACTGCGGGTTGCTGAAGCAGCAGCAGGTGCGACCTGTGCTCCACCCGATTTCTTCGCCGTTTGGAATTTATGTGGAAACTCCGAACGAATGCGTTTGTCTACCTCAGTATAATACTCATCGGTGTTCGGGTCAAACCCTTCTTCTTCGACAAGCTTTTTATGTATCCCAAACGCAGCGTAAGTCATGACCTCATCCGAACCAAACCACTCATTTTTATTGGCCCAATCCTCTGCCTTGGGGTCTGGTTTAGCAGGTGTCTGAGTAGCAGGTGCAGCCCCTTGTTGTGGCTGTTGCTCTACTTTTTGTTCCCGATCTAACCGATTTTTAGCCAAACGAACACGGTCCTGAACGACTGCGACTTTAGATAATGCTTCCTGTGCAGCAAACATTGCATCCGTATCTCCAGCCTCATACGCCTCTTTATACTGACGTTTGAGAGAATCTACTTCTGTTTCAAGTCTGGACTCTTCAGAACTAACATAACCTTTATCCAAGTTGTGAACTTGAGATTTAAGTTTTTTGTTTTCCTGTAAAAGTTTTTCAGCCATACGGACCGCTTCTTCGCGATCACGTTCTTCTTTACGATACTTCTCTGTAAGCTTTTTGATACGAGCTTGTACTTTAGCTCCGTATTCGTCCACTTCATCTTTAGGTTCTTCAGAAGCAACAACCTCCTCCGATTGTTCCTCTACTTCTACTTTTGTTTCAGTTTCAGGCGCGGTTTCCTTGGCTTCCTCTTCAGGAGCTTCAAGCTCTATCTCCACACCCTCTTCTTCTGGTTTCTGCTCTTCAATAGTTTCTTCTGCCATCTTTTCCTCCTAGACGTGTTTTATATCATCTGGTTCTAAGATAGTTGCGATTACTTCGTCGTCGTTAATTATACGAACTTCACCGCCATCGATCTTAAATCGTGAACCAGAATAACGACCAATGCATACCCATTGGCCTTCTTTGCACCATGGCTCAGAGTCGTCCCCAAACTTTTCAGGGTCTTTGTAAGCCAGTGGTCCTAGTTTCAATACATACGCTACAACCGTGGCTACCGCTTCACGGTCTCGTATTTCATCAGGGATATATAAACCACCATGCGTTTTGCTTGCACCTTGATAAGGCATAACCAAAACACGCCAGCCTGTTGGTTGAGGCAAGCGATCTGTAAGTGGTTTGTCTATGAGTGATGGATCTAATACGCGATCTTTCGCGTCAACATATGCGCCTTCGACAGACGTTGAGTCGGCTTCTTGAGCCTCCTCTCGTTCTTTCTTTACTTTCTGCGCGACATGTTCAGGAAGATATAAGGTCTTCGACATCGTCTACGTGGTTCTCCAGCAGGGCTTTTATTTCCTCACGGGCGTAGGTAAGGCCCCGTATCTCACCTACCATGAGTTTGTACTGCTCCCAATCTTTGGCAGCATCATGTGCGAGAGCACTTGCAATATCTTGTTCGCGCTCTCGTAGTACCTTATAGATATATTTTGCGAAATCAACACCGTCCATGAATTAATATGTTTTACCTCTATTTGGATTGTGTCGGACATCGCCGCCTGGAGCAAACTCTCTAACTGGTTCCCCTGTTGGTTTTTTAATGGGAACTAAAGGTGTTTTGTCTAAAAGACCTTCAGATTCTTTAGCTATCATTTTATCTAAATCGTTAGCACGTTTAATTGTACGTCCAACTTCAATATCTGCCATCTCTTCTTTGGACGGCCTTTTCTTTGGCTTTTTGGTTGGTCTAATCTTTGGTCTCTTGGTTGGTCTAATCTTTGGTCTTAGTGAAGTTTCCATATCTGGCTCCTAATCTATAAGTTCAAAATGTGGACCATCGATAAACGGACGACGGCCTTGTGACCTGCGTAAATCAATATACGCATTCATCGCTTCTTCCATAGTGCCTTCCCACTTACGAATATCCATAGGGTATGGCATTTGAGGAGTACCCCAAGCAGCACCCCAACAAATAGGGACACCAAGTGTAATAGCAGCTTCCTTGATTGCATCGGCTAGGTCATCGTACAAATTAAGTTCCCAACTTGCCCGTCCGTTCACATAGGCCATAATATCAAAAGCTTTACCCTCAAGGTGCTTTGACTTCATCGTTTGAGAAGCACCCTTGGCTACCAGTTCTTCCTGCTGTTTTTGGGTTCTCATCCCTTGGATCACTCCGAAATCGGTTTTAGAGAGCGTAATCGCCATTTTCACAACTTCTTGTAATCCTTCATCAATTCCTTCTAGTCTATCAAGACTTCTTCTACTCAGTTTGAAACTCATTACTTTCTCCTCACAAACTGTTTGTACCCTTTCACACCGAAAGAGGCTGAAATTGCAATGCCCAAACTGTAAAAATACCAGTCCGGTGCCTTATGAAGCTGCTCAAATCCCCTGTCCACAATGCCCTCTGCACCCGGCACGAAGGCAAGTATGAGTGGGATTGACAGCACAATTACGAAAAATTCGTCTTTCCAGGACGAGCCACTATTCTCTGCCATAATGCGTTCCCAATCAGCAACGCTTGTTTTTTCTGACAGTAGTATCTTGGCCTTTGCTTCGGCCTCTGTAAGTTTTAACTTCGCTTCCGCAGCTTGCTTTGTAGTCTTGGCATCAAGCCAACTACTAGCTAAACCTGCTACAGGTCCTAATAACTGTCCTATCATTTGTTAGCCCCCATATTGGTAAACCCGAAGTATGCCGCCGTTACTCCCGACACAGCAACAACATAGACCGCAGCTATGTCTGCAAGCAGGTTAGATGCTTGTTCTAGTCCCATCCAAGAGGCAAGCACGATAGCAAAGGGGTATAGAACCATACCGCTTAGAGCAAACCACGTCATGCGTAACTGTGCGTCACGCTTCGCATCTGCGTCTTCCATCATACGGCGACGATCCTCAAGCATAATATCGCGTTCGTCTGGATCAATCTTTCCGTTGTCGTTCAAATCGTATTTTGCTTTGGGCATCTGCATACTCCTGTATTATCCGTCTATTATAACCCAGTATGATTAGTTTACCATTTTTATCATAAGCTGCAAACTTTTTACCATGTTCTACTATTGTTGGCTGTTCACTTCTAGGCAAGTCACCTTCATGCTGTTGTGTGTTACCATTATCTGAGCCTTTTCCGCTTGAGCTAGACATTCCTGTTTGTCCGAATATGTGCCGATTTGGTAGTATTGTAATCGGTCTGTGCTAATAAAATGTAAAAATACTAAAACATAAATCATCTAAAATAATCCCTAATGTCGAGCCAGCCCATGTAGTGAAGATACGCACTGGCTCCTACAAACGTAAAAATCAACAATACAAGTATTCCTACTATAGTTATCACTAACTCTTGTCTTTCTATCGCTTCACGACGGAGCCTAGCCTCCATCTCGCGCTTTTCCTGTAAGACTTCTTTTCTTATGCGTAGCAACGCTTGCCACTGTGATAGGCCAAGATTATTCGTTACCCACTCCCGTAGCTCTTCTTCAGCTTGTGCAGCCTCACGTTCCTTTGCCCAACGATCTAACGCAACACTGTTTACGTCTGAACTACCTACACCCTTTTTTTGTAATTTTTTCTTGGCGGCATCTGTAGCGTCAAAGAAATTTCCTATTTCTTTAGAAAGACTTGCGACAGTTTTACCTGCGGCAAGCCCTGTTTTCAGTCCTGCCAATATCGTTAATGGGTCCATATTTACATCCCATCTTTTCGGGTAAACTCAACAGTTTTTTCCAAAATCGCTATTCGAGATTGTAACTTAACAATCTCCATCATGTGTGCCGCCATGCTTCCAACATCTTCGTGAAGCATATCTATTTCTTCCCAAATCTCATTGTCTGCATCTTCCATATCTTCATAAAATTCTGCAAGTATGTCGATGATTTCTTGAAGATCCTCAGAGTTTTTTTCAACGTCTCGAATTAAGTTTGTCCTGTCCGTAGCATTGTTCTCAACAGTCAGAACATTCACAGTTTCTTCAAGGTTTTGTATTGTACTGGCTTGCTGCGCTGTCCACCAGATGAAGCCACCAATTTGTGCTATCACCACACCTACGACAGCAATGCTGACCTTTGGTAGCTTATCTGACATCTATCTATATCCTCTACGGGCTACAGCATCTCGTTGCACATCGATACGCTCACGGTTTACTTCGTTGCGCTCATCTGCGATCTGCTCCTGAAGCTCTAGTCTAGCTGAATCCGTGGTAGCTTGCTGCTCCATTTTCATCTGCTCTAGTTGAAGTTTGGCTTGATCAAGGGAAGACTTCTGTTCCGTTTCCATTTGTTTGATAGCCAATTCCTGCATACGGATGGCAACAAGTGGATCTTGATCCTCACCGCCTCGACCTTGATAAGTTAGTAATGGCATGATCTCTTGCAGCAACTGAGTTTCTACCTGCGCCACACGGGCTTCGATCATATCAGGAGCCATAGGCTGCATCATAGGTGGTTGTGCACCAACCTGTGTCAACGCCATTTGCTGCTGTTGCTGTTGCTGGATTTCTGCTTGTACCATGGTTCTTGCCTTCATGTTAACATGCTGCAACACATGACTAAACAACGCTGCCAGTACCGCAGGAGTTTTCTGTAGTATGCTCAACTCTAACAAAGATATGTGTGCTGCAATGTGTGCATCGTGATCTTGCTGTGGATATGCCTGTGGTGTTTTACCGCCAATCATACCTGCGTTCTCTGTCGCTGGATCTTGTGGCTGCGGCTGTGGTTTAGGTGGCAAGATCTCGTCAATATTCTGCACCTCCAATGCTTGGTACATCCTTCGATAGGCTGCATGTAAGTTGTGCATCTGGGGGTTAGACTGCGCCAACTGCAACTGCGTTTGAGCTAGGGTCACCCGCTGCGCCATTGAAAAGATGTTCGGATCGCTGACTGGGAGGACGTCAATCCGGCCATCGAAGTCTTCAACCTTAACCTGTGACGGTGCACCCGCGACCGCGTACGGATACATCGGAGGAAGGTTTTCGGCGAAGATACGCGACAGCAAACGGAACTCCGTTTTCTGTGCGTAGTGCAGACGTTTGTGAATCGCAGACATGACTTTCATGCCACGTTCAATCAAAGCTACGGTCGTGCCAACAGGCATTTCATTGTTCATATCACCAATCTGTTGATCGGCTAACGCTACAAAACGACGACCATCCTGTACCAATCCACCCAACATAGAGGCCAGCGTAGCTGATGGTTCTTTGTACGGTAGAGGTATGATAGCGTCTCTGATGCTTCCTCCTGGGGCGTCAATGTCCCTCCACTCTCCAGGCTGTAATGGCTCATCGTCATTGCGTACCCGCACTCCACGGGCCTTAAAACCAGCGGGAAGGTTAGCTAGAGTACCCGCATCGATCAACTGACGTAGCAAACTGGTGGCTGCTCGACCTAAACCGCCAATCATGTGGATCAAACCAAACCCATAGAAACCCAGTCCCGGCATGAATTTGTAATGCACAAAGTACTGGACCTTTTTCTTCAGTGGGTCATCCATCGCATAGTTCCTGCGAATAGACAGAATCTGATTTGAGTTCTCGTCGATTGTAACAATGTAAGGAAGTCTAATGCCTGTGGACTCCCCAGTTGTTGGATCTTTATCTTCAAAACCTTCTATGTCCAGATCTGCATGGATCTCTAGGATCGTTAGCACATCGTCGCTGTAGTTCTTCGATAGACCTTCTAGTTCGTTTACCTTCTGCTTGACAGGGTTCTCATCTGATTCTTCCGAAACCATGAGATCAACATCGCGGTACATTCCCGCATATTGCATCTTCTTTACTTCGTTTTCATCCATGCGGAGGACGTGCGTAACCCTCGTCGCCGTCGCCAGATCCGTCGCTGAATACGGTACAACCAAATCCTGCGCTGGAATAAACTTCGATACCGCTCTCTGTTTTGTTGGATCAAAGTATACTTTCTTAAAGGTTGACCCCGATAACGGTAAGTAAAATAACATCTGATCCATGTCTGGATCGTATTCTTCCATAACCTCAGTGATCTGATAGTTCATAAAATCCTTGACACGAGTAGCCTGATCCTCTCTTGCCTGATCCTTCAAACCCACAATGTTGGTTCTAACTGGCCCACCCGAAGGGAGCAGTTCCTTGTATGCCTGTGCTTGGAACTGTGTTACGCTCTCACTTACCATCGGGTGGGTAATGCCGCTTGCCCCCTCAAACGGCGTTGTTCTGTCCTCTGTCTTGATACCTAATAGGTCAAGACCATTGACGTATGTTTCTTCCCACTCGGATCTTGAATCAAGATCTTCTCTGTACGATCCTCGTAGTTCTGATGACAACGATCCGAGAGTAGAGTCGTCCAAGAACTCTGCCAGATTAGCATCAAACGGTATCAACTCTTCTTCTGGCATGTCATCTGCCATCATTAGAGCCTGAACTATGGCTCCACCCATTCCATCTTGAATAACTTCTGCACCACCCTCAAATTCCTCTGGGGCGTCGATAGGGATTTCTACCTCTGGTAGTCCTTCTGTGTCATCCAGATCTAAACCTGGTGTGACCATGTTAGGTGGTAATGCCATTAATAATACACCCTTTTACGGGGCCTCCATTCTGTTTCGTCTTCGTTCTCACCACGTAGATATATAAACCCACCCTGACGAAAACGCATCAGTGCTAATGTCATACTATCACAAAAGTCATCATGATCGCCATTAGGAAATGAAACAACTTCTTCAATTACTTCATCAGCAAATTTCTCATGCATCGGTGCCCATATCATACCAGCTTCAAATAATGGCGCAACCATGTGCATTCTTGTTACTTTATCGTTCCCCTTGCCCGGAGAAAATCCCAAAGCCGGAATACCGCGTAACCGCAACTCGTCAATGAGTGGTGTACCCGTCGCTTTCGCTTCGACCAACACCATGTCTGGTTCCCAGTATTCGTGTTCTTCATAGGCTATCTCCTTTAATTCTGGAAAATTCCACCGTCCGCGTCTAGCATCCAGTAAAATAGCGTGATCAGCCCCACCTTCCTCCGGTTTAAAGATGCCCCACGTCGTAATTGCAGAGTAGTCGGCTGTTTGTTTCTTGGAAAACGCCGTATCGTACGCCTGAATGATGTAATCTAGCTGCGGAATCTTTTCTTTGTCCCAATCTTGCCACCAATCGCGCTTGATTATAGCCGCTTCCGACGCTGTCGGCGTCTGCTGCCACTGTGCATTCCATTTTCCTA